CAAGTTATACGAATACATTAGGGGTGGTGATAACTTTCCTTTCGAACAACTAGTAGATAACTTACAGCATTTAGATAAAATGGATAGACTAATTTTTGCAGGCACTATTATGACATACAATGTGTGCCACGTAAAAGATATTGTAGACTGGTTCTTTAAAATTAAAAAGCCACACTATGAATTATATGTAAACAATGTTGTTACAACACCTGCTTACTTGAATCCACAAATACTTCCTGAACATATACTTGAAGGAACAGGATACAGACATTCATCGCGCCCTGCTGAACTTGAACAGTTTATTGATTTTACAAATAAAGTTGATAAATTGCGTGGTACAAATGTACTTGACGTTTGCCCTGAACTAGACAGTCTCTTTACGTAAGTAGATATCACTTAGACAAGCACATACTGCTTTGCCACATTGAATTGTTTCTTTAGGCAACTTGTAACGTTCTATATTGCCTAATGCTCCGCCCTCTTTACAATCTGCTCTGTATATGTTGCCCCACATATCTACATTGATCATATGTAATCCTGCCCAACACTTCCAACCGTAAAATGTATTTTGATTGTTAGTTATTAAATTGTTTGCTGTAACAGGTTTTTCATCTAACAAAAGTTCACCTCTATGTAAATTAGCATCAGGTAACTTTCTAAAGAATGGCCAGTTGTCGATTGTTTCTAATTGTATTTTGTTATAGTTTGCAGGCGTATTTGTAATTGCATCTATATTGGATTTATCTAAAATAATTTTTGGCCAAATACTTACATTGTCTGAACTAAAATAAATTTCTTCTGCGATGTCAAACATTTCATCAAAGTTATCAGGAGAAAGCATTAGATTTATAAACACAGGACAATCACTTACTTTTACAATGTCTTTTATGTGTTGTAAGTTAGCATATTCATTATGATATGAAATAATATAACCATCTGTGTATTGGCTTATTTCTTTATAGTATTCTATTTCTCTACTACCATTTGTAAGAAAACTAAAAGTATGCCCTTGTTCTTTTACAAGTTTAGCAAGGTCAATGAAATGTTTCCAGTATGTAGGTTCGCCACCGCTTAGTCTATAACAAATATCTTTACCGGGTACTGTAAAATTTTTGACGAATCTTTCAACAGTATCCCACCTAGGTTGGCCTGTACTACCATTATGTAAATGCTCAGGACAATAGGAACAACGATAGTTACACTTATTGCTAAGTGTCCAACTAACTAAAAACCAATTTTCTTTTGATGTATCTTGATATATTAACTTCATTCTGCCATCGTGTTATCTAATATTAGTTGTTGTGTACGCTCATTTAGTTTCACTGTTAAAATAAGACTGTACAAATTATCACTAAAACTAAACACACTATGATCTAATTGAAAGTTTGTAAAGTACACATATCCTGCTTCTGGATACAAAGGCTTTCCATCGATAAGTTGTACATAATTTTCTGGACTACAACGTCCAAATACAACTAACAATCTAAAATACTCTGGACTAGTACCGTGAAAATCTCTATGTGGAGGAAAGAATCCTCCTTGATCTACACGTACTAAATGTACACGGCCTATGTCAGGATAAAACACATCAACTATTTTTTTAAGTTCTGGTATTTTATGATATACGTCTGTAGGTGTATTGAAGTTTTCTTCCTTCATTTCTACATCGTGATATTTTTGCATATGACCAAAACTGTTAAGATGATAATTGTCCATAACATCACCTGTGTGACTAGTAATAGGTAATCCCCATCTGTTATTGTGTGTATCCTTTTTAGCATTATACGGACACCAATTGTCTTTAAACTGTTCTAATTGTTTTTCAACAGCATAATGATCTATGCTCCATTTAAGTTTGACTTGGTTACCTAGATTTACTAGACTTTGCCAACGTAATGCTCTTTCTATTTCTTTATTGTCCATCTATACTTTCCGCTAACTCTGGAAATGTTTCTCTCCAGTCAGTCCCTCTTGTTTTATCACAACTGTCTAAATATTCTACTAATGCAGGTAATTTATGACTCCAATCTTCTGCGTACATAAATTTAATTATACCTTCCCAACGCTGTCTGCCCATAGGATGATCATTGAAGTACTTGTCATTTGAATGCCTAATTAGAAAGTCTTCGATATTTCTACGCACCTTGTTTTTAATTTCTATAGGCAATACTTTAATATTCATATAACTTGGTAGATATACAAAATGTGTATTAATAAAAGGTGCAGCCATATGTGTTCTTTTATTATTAATTTGATTTGCTTGTATTGACCATTCTACAAAATTTGTTAAGTCAAGTGCATTAAGTGCTTGTACAGCACAAGCAATATTAACTTGATGATTTTTATCTAGTTCTTGTGTAATGTAATAGAATGCATCAAGTTGATCGCTCCATACACTTGGATGTCTTATGTAATTGTTTACACGTTCAGTTCCATCCATACTAAAATTTACAACAACTTCTTTAAACTGATTCCAATAGTTAACAGCCTTTCTCATACTAGGAGGGTGTCCATTGGTGTTATATCTTAACTTAATATTTTTTGCGTGACCATCTGCTATTAGCTCTTGTAATATTTTCCAATGCTCGGGAATCATTAATGGCTCACCGCCAGCAAAATATAACTGCTGAATGTTATGACTTTGCTGCATCATACTTTCAATAAAACTTCCCTTCTTGTACCAAGTGTAATCAAAGTTTTGATCCCAATCTTGATCACTTGCTAGAATAGGATTTTTGTAATTAGGTTGTTGACTTCTCCAATCCTTAATCCAACTTGAACTATCGTGCGGCGAACACATTACACATTTTAGGTTACATACATTTCCTAAGCGTAAATCAAAGTAAGGAATATCAACCTCCAAACTACCATCTTCTTGTGTTTTATCTACAAGGTTTTTCATATCAATTTTTCCTTCCCATTCACGTGTTTCCCATTGACGTTTGCTCACTACACCTTTACTTTCTTCATCAAAGCATTTTGTGCAACTTACAGGTACTTCACCATTTAACATTTGCAGTCTTGTGTTACGCATATGTTCACTATTCCATACTTCTTCAATAGTATGGTCTCTCAAGTTCATAGCAATACCGTCTTTCTTTACAAGTCCTGCAGTCTTATTATCTTCCGGGCCAGCACCACTTGCATTTGCTGTACAGCAAACTCTCACATCACCATTAGGCCTAGTCGCCATATGTATCCAAGGTAGCGGGCAAAACGTTTTACTCATTTGGTATCCCTACAAACTGTTTATTTAATTTATCAAAGTTGCCGCACTGCCTTGTACATTCTTTCAAACCTGTAGTTGACCAGCAACTTGATATTTTGCTAAAAAAGCCACTTGCAAATATATCGCTAAGACTTTTATTATTTAGATTAGGATATTCTTTAACTTTGCTCATATAATCTATACGAGAAAAACTATGCTGCGGCACCCATTCTAAATCTAACCAACAGCAAGGACTTACACCGCCGTTAGCAGCAACATATATTTGGTTATATTTTTGTGCTTTACAAGTGATGTTAGGTAACACATCTTGTTTTGCTTTTTCAACTCCTGCACTGTTTTTATCACTATGCGTAGTTGGATACAAAGTATGTGTTATATTGTAATTATCATCTATAACATCTAGTTTACCGTCTCTGAATCTACTTGTGTGTTTTTGATAGAAATGTGTAAAGCCTAATTCTTTTGACATCTGTTCACATTTACTAACTTGGTGTTCATTATGTTTGAACACTAACATATCCCAACGAGCATCTCCACCTGCTTGTATAAATGCTGTTGCATTTTTTATTATTTTGTTAAAGTCTGTGTTTACTCTATAAAGAGAGTGAGTGTCTTCTAAACCATCTATACCAAACACAACTTGCACATTCAAACTTGCTAATTCTTTCCACCAATCTATAGACCTTGCACTGCCGTTAGTATGCATTTGTAAATGCATTATAGGATTGGTTTCTCTAAGATATCTGTATATTTCTAAAGTGTCTGTTGCAATTATAGGATCTCCTAAATTACCACACATATTCAATTCATCTAACTGTTTTACAAAGTCTCTTGGAAACCAATTAACAAAAGTGCCTAAATCTATTTCTTCAAGATATAAAGTATCAAGGAGCGGTCCGCCTTGTATTCTGCGAGGACACATAGGGCACTTTGCTTGACACTTAGATGTCACTTCAAGGTGAACTGATTTGATTTGATCTATGTTATACATTACTTGTGTCCAATAAGCATAAATCTTATATACTTTTGTAATTGTAACTCATCCTCAACCATATATGAAGATAAGCCACTGCTTTTTTTAAATGCTGCTAAAGATGATACACAATTTACGTGTTCATCTAGTTCTTTATAATCATTACTTTGTAGTACTATTTTACAATCTTTAGGAACATTTTGCAACCATTTTTTATATTGTGCTTTGGTCAGATGTTCACAACTTGTATTAATAACTATGTCAGGTTTTTTGTCGTAATGGAAGTTACACATATCTTCTGTAACAGCAACAAACTTGCCTTCCATTTCTTGTCGCTTATTCATTGTTCTTGCTATTTCTTCGCAAACAGGATCAATATCTACACTTGTAATATGTTTTATTCCTATTTCACTGTTAAACAACATACTAGCAAGTACACCATTCCATCCACCAAAAATAATAACTGATGCATTTGCAATACGTGATTTTCTTTCAAGAGATTCTATTAACCAAGTTTTGGATTGAAGTTGTCCTCCCCAAAAACTTTCAAGTGTTCGACTTCTGTCATCGCTGTTGCGAATAGCATCCATCCAAAATTTTATATCTTGTATATCTATTTTCATCTTGATTTTGGTATTTTACTGTCTGCAGAACTTACACAGGTGCTAGTAATGCATTTAGATGGTGCTTTAAACAGCGTAAAACCGTCTGTAAGCGTGCCTAAAGGCTCTTCCGCACAACTATATGCTCTCTTAACTTCCACCCCCCTTATAACGCAACTTTGATACCCTGCTGCGCAATTCCAATCTTTAAACTTATTGAAGTCAAATGCGTTCATTCTTTCTGCTTGATCCAATCCGTAATCGTTACCTTTGTGATCTTCAAAATACATTTGCATAACTTGTTCACCTTTTATGTGTTGTGGAAATTGTTCTTGCATCATTAAGTGTTGTTTCACAGTATATCCATCTACAATAAAACTAGCAGTTGGATCGCTTTGTGGTTTAAGTGTTACATTAATACCCCTTTCTGAAAATCGTTTGCACCTTTCATAATACTCGTCAAAATGGTGAGGAACCATTACTTGATTGATTGTAACTAATACACCGTCAGCCATAAGTTGTAAACATTTGTCTCCAAACTCTTGCTCCTTTGCAAACTCAGAATGGAAACTAGCAGTAATACTTCTGCGTTGTAATTTACTCGTTGCTTCTAGCCATCTGTTCCACCATTTGCTACCTGGAGATAGATTAGTGGTCATATGTATACTTTGGTAAGGTGCTTCTGTATCACTACAGTAATGCTCTATAAGCTCTCCAAAGTGTTTGTACGCTGTTGGCTCGCCTCCACTAAAACTAAAATGGAATTCAGTAAATCCATTATCTCTTGCCTGGCGTTTAATTTCATCTATCGTATTTTTGTAGACATCTAGTTCTTGATGATCTGGTTTATCCGTTCTTGCATATGGCCAACAGTAACTACAACTGTAATTGCAAAAGCGACCAAGTATCCAACTAACATTGAATAAAGGTTGATCTAGCATAGTTTTTTGGCCGAACTTTACAATGTTTTGGAACGGAATAAGAGTAAAATCATTCATTATAAACATATTTAACCACTTTACATATTGACAAATGCATTCAAGGCTTATATAATAAAGAACAAATAAGGTTCATTTTATTATTAGGAGAACAAATAATATGTCAAATACAGACGCTATCAAAGCAGCAATGGATGTTTTTCTTGCTGAAGATGAGAAATTTGAAGCAGGTAACGGTGCTGCCGGAACCAGAGCAAGAAAGGCCCTACAAGAGATGACTAAGGCTATCAAGGAAAGACGTAAAGAAATCACTGATACAAAAAACTCTCGTAAAGAGGCAAAACTTAATGGGTGATGATAACACTTTTACTATTACATTAGATAATGATGATATCTACGGTGGGGCCTCTGGCTCTGCCGTAACATCATATGATACCAATTTTACTTTTGATACTTCATCTACTCTTGACAGTGCAACTGATTGGTCTTATAGTACAGACAGCCTTGAAGTCGACAGTGCTATGCGCAAACGACTAGAAGCCATTGAATCAAGACTAAACATTTTAGTTCCAGATCCTAAAAAGTTAGAAAAATTTGAAGCACTTAAAAAAGCATACGAACACTACAAACATATAGAAAGGTTATGTGAAATTGATGACGAGGACGAAAAAGAAGGTCCAAACTTCTAAAGATAAAAATAAGTTATTCAGAGATATAATGCGTATAGACTTTCTCCAAGATGAGATAGAATACGCTACAAAGCAATTACAACCACACGACACAGGCCATATAAATACGGCTATAAGTTGGTTACATCACAGAGTTAGACAGTTAAAAGGACAAACAGATGACTGAAGTAAAATTGATTTCCTATAGCACAGCACCACAAGGAGTAGGTTTAGACAACTGTCAAGAACTTATTGCTTATTGTGCTAGAGTAAGCAATCCAAGCAATCAAATGAACAGTGAGACAAGTGAGAAACTTATCAAGTATCTAATTAAACACGCTCATTGGTCTCCACTTGAAATGGTAAGTGCTTGTTTAGAAATAAACACAACACGAGATATTGCACATCAAATTGTAAGACATCGTAGTTTTAGTTTCCAAGAGTTTAGCCAACGCTATGCAAATCCTGCAGAGTTTGGTGAAATGTTTGTAACACGTGAAGCACGTTTACAAGACAAACAAAACAGACAAAATTCAATTGAACTTGATGATGAAAGTGAATTACATTATGATTGGGCTTCAAAACAACAAGAAGTAATTGAAAAAGCAAAAGAAGTATATAACTGGGCTATCGACAACGGTATTGCTAAAGAGCAGGCTCGTGTTGTCTTGCCTGAAGGTAACACAAAAACACGTTTGTATATGAACGGAACACTGCGTTCGTGGATTCATTATATTGAACTACGTGGCGCAAACGGAACACAGAAAGAGCATATGGATATTGCACACGCCTGTGCTAAAGTCATTGCTGATATTTTTCCACTAGCAACAGATTTAGTCTAAGGAGGCTAAAATGGAATACAGTTTTTACTTTACTCGTGGTGTGACCTAATGAAAAGGTACGGTATAATGGTGTGCATAGACGGGGACGATGATTGGATGTTTGTTACAGAAGATTCTGGAGAAGCATTTATACGGCAACCTATTTTGTTCGATGACTTTGATGAAGCACTTATTGCTGCTGAAGATTGGATCGAACCAGGAAAGGAAGAAAATGTAATGGTAGTTGAATACGAAGGATAATTTTTATGTGGGAACTTTGGTGTAAAGCAATAGGAAGAAAGGCATTTGAAGATGATAAACAAGCAGACAGAGTTGCGGTTATTCGTACTCTGTGGATTATACTGCACATTGTTACTTGTTTGGCTATTATAGCAGGTAACGGTAGAACATTAGAGCTATGGTAATATCTGTTTTGAATCTAAATTGCTCGGAAAAAAGTAATTTCTCTTGACAAAGGATATATATCATCATATAATCTAATTTTTGTTGAAGGAGCAAACTGACATTGGCTGGTAAAAGAAAAACAATAAGAAGCGCACCTAGGTTGCGTAAAGGCGCCAAACTAACAGAGCCATCTTGGGATGGTTGGGAACAGTTATCTGGCGAAGAGTTTCATCGTAAGAAACAAGGTTCACACCAATGGTACTATGCTAACTTTGCAAGTAAAGACCTTATGCCAGCAGTTTGGATCTGGATGGAAGCCAATGGATACACTAAAGATGATATTAAAAAAGCAAAAGCAGCAGCAGATAGCACAGTAAGCACAACCGCTGCAATTACTTGCAAAATGCTTAACAATGGTATGCCTGATTTTTACAAGCCAGCAGCAGAATATTGGGATAGTCTACCAGGAACTTCTGGAGAACTTAGACCTGTTACAGAATTTGTAAAGAAAAGAATCGCCCAAGCACTGGACGAAGGTAAAGATAAAACTGAACAAAAAGAAAAAGAAGATGCAGCAGCGGCAGCAAAAGAAGAAAACAAAAAACTAAGTCAGCCAAGTATCCAAGATAGAATTAGACAAGCATCATATCTTATGTGTGAGTTTATTGAAGCAGCACACGACGATTACTTAGACGGAAAAATTACAGACTTTAAAGATATCAAGCCTGCAACAAGACTTAGACAAATGGAGTGTAAGCAGCCACACGCTAGAATGATTAAGGCTTCATATGATGGACAAATTAAAGAATATGAAGAATTACTTAATCCTAAAAAACTAGGAAAAGATGCTACAGAATTAGAAAAGGACTATGCACAACAACTTAAAGAAGGGTATGCGCATCTTAAGAAAACAGATATTAAGAAACTGTATGCTTTTTATATTGCAGTGCAAGGCGCTTGTGATGCTATTATTGCTGAATCAAAAGCAAATAGAAAGCCACGTAAAATTGCTAGAAAATCACCAGAGCAACTTGTAGCAAAAATGAAGTATAAAGTTTCAGACGACAAGTATAGCATTTCAAGTATTCCTGCTTGGAAACTAGTAGGTGCAACGTGCTTGGTTGTGTTTAATGGTAAAACTCGTAAACTGGGAATATACTACACAAGCAATGAAGATCCATTAGGCGGTATGCGTGATGGTACAGGACTAGACATTAAAGGAACAACATTACAGCGTTTTGATGATGATAAAAGCGTTGCTTGTACACTGCGAAAACCCGTAGAACAACTACGTGAAGTAAAATCGCTAAATACACGTAAGAAGTTCGAGAATTGGTTTGCAAAACTTACAACAACACCAATTAAAATGAACGGTCGTATAAACGCTGAAACTGTATTAATAGCAGCATATTAAGCGTTTTGTAAAGACGCTTTATAGATAAAGAGAATAAATACTATTATGAACAGTACAGCAGTTGAAAAAGCACTACAAGATCTTACACTAGCACTTACCGAAGACGGCTCAATTACAGCAAATTCGTCGGTTAGTTTTAGTGGGAACATTTATGATAAAGGGTTCTACTGGGCGGGTAGAGACTATACTAAAAAATTCGTTATGGTTGCTGATGAAGATAGACTTTTTTCATCAGAAACAATTGATATTGGCCGCGGCAAACATCTTGCTATTAACGGCAACGCAGTCCTTGCTGAACAAGAACTAGGCAGAAGCGTTACAAAAAGTAATTTACGTGAAGTAGGTAGACTAAAAGGTCTTATTGTTGATGGTAGCGTAAGCATTAATCAATACGTTTACTTTGATGCAAACAGTGATAGACTAGGTGTTGGTACTGAAGAACCTAATGCAGCACTTTCAGTTGCAGAAGATGGTATTGAAGTGATGGTTGGTACTGAAGACTTTGTAAAAGGTTTTGTTGGTACATTTGCAAGTCACGATTTAGAATTTAAAACAGATAACACAACTAGAGTAGCAATTAAAGCAGGCGGCGATATTGCACTAGGTAACAGCAATGCTGCACCTATAAAAGTTTCAGTCAACGGCAAACTTGCTATTGGTGTTAATAATCCAGATAGTGATGTAGACTTACACGTAAGAGGTGCTATCAAGTTTAACAATAAAAAACATTTAGCCGGTACTGCTCCTCCAACAGGTGGACAATTCAATCAAGGTGATATTGTATGGAACGATGCTCCACAACAAAGAGGACACATTGGTTGGGTATGTATTAGAGCCGGCAATCCTGGTAACTGGGCACCATTCGGCGACATTAGGTAGTAACTGTGATTGCCTATTGCATAGGTAATGGTGAAAGCCGAAGATTCTTAAACCTTCCTAAACTAACAGAAAATAAAACAGTAGTAGGTTGTAATGCATTACACAGAGATCTCGCTGTAGATCATTTAATATGCTGCGACAGACGTATGGTAGATGAAGCAATACAAAGTGATAACACTGCTAACACTAAAATTTATGTTAGAGATATGTGGTTCAAGTATTTTAGAAAGATTAAAAAAGACAAAAGAATAAATCATTTACCAGACTTACCTTACAAAGGTGAAAAGAAAATAGATCAACCTTTACATTGGGGCAGTGGAACTTATGCACTTTTAGTTGCAGCAAGTTTGCCAGACATTACCGAGGTAAGAATAATTGGTTTTGACCTATACGATAAAAATAGTAAGGTGAATAACATTTACAAAAACACAATGCACTATGCTAAAAAGGATGATAAACCTGTAGACTTTAGTTATTGGGTGTACCAAGCACAAAAAGTTTTTGTTCACAATCCGCAGATAGAATTTAATATCATAAATGCAAAAGATTGGCAAACTCCAACACAATGGAAACTGCCCAATGTGTCAAGTCAGCTCTTGACAACTGCCTAAATAGATCGTATAATTAATTTTATGTTTAACAAGGACTTGGCGTCAACCCTTCTAATTCTGCCGCCATTATTTAAAACAGGAGAAAATAATGGGAAAACATTACAGTACTAAACACTATGGACACAATATTGGACTATCGGCAGTCTTTAGACAGCCTAACGCAGATCATTCACACTGCCATTTATTGCACGGATATAGTTTAGCATTTACATTTACATTTGGTTGTGATGAACTAGATAATAAAAATTGGGCAGTTGACTTTGGTGGACTAAAGCCTTTGAAGGCTTGGTTGGAAGATAGTTTTGATCATAAGACTTGTGTAGATGTTAATGATCCGCATAAACAAGACTTTTATGATTTACAAGATAAAGACTTATGTGAAGTAAGAGAGTTTGATGGTGTAGGTGCAGAGAAGTTTGCAGAACACGCATTTAACTTTGCAGACAAATTAATTAGAGAAGCAACAAATAATCGTTGCTATTGTATCAAGGTCGAGTGTGCAGAACACGGAGCCAACTCCGCAATTTACGAGGCATAGATGAGAATTATAGCAGGACCGTGTCAACACGAAACTCTAGAACAGAGTTTAAGAATAGCAAAAGAATGTAAACGTGTTTGTGATAAGCACGGTGTTGATTATATTTTTAAAGCAAGTTACGATAAGGCAAATAGGTCAAGTATCAAAGGCAAAAGAGGACAGGGATTACAAACTACTATGCAAGACTTTGAAAGTCTTAAAAAAGTAATACCTAGTTTAAAAATTATAACAGACGTGCATAACGTCAACGAAGTTTTAAAAATAGGAGCATATTATCAAGACATAATTGATGTATTACAGATTCCTGCTTTCTTGTGTAGACAAACTGATTTGGTCCGTGCTGCGGTCAAAACAGGAATGATTGTAAACATTAAAAAAGGACAGTTCCTTGCACCTTGGGACGTTGAAAACATTTTATCTAAAACAGAAGGTGCTAAAGAAGTTTGGATTACAGAAAGGGGAACAAGTTTTGGATATAATACTTTGGTCACTGATTTCACTGGCCTTCAGTTTATGCTGTCTAATTATAACGTTCCCATTGTTTATGACATTACGCACTCAGTTCAAAAACCCGGAGGTATGGGCACTAGCAGTGGCGGTAATCGTGAGTATGTGCCTGGCTTGGCTCGTGCTGCATCTGCAATGGGTGTAACAGAATTCTTTTTAGAAGTTCACGAAGATCCAGATAATGCACCTAGTGATGGACCTAATGCATTACATTTAAAAGATTTTAAAACAGTTGTCGCAGACATTGTTAAATATTCTTACACAGGTTAGGAAGATGGTTAATGGCATTCGACAAATCCAAAGAAACTAAAGAGCAACGTAAAGCAAGGAAAGCACTACTTCGTGCTGAGAAGGTAGCAAGACAACGATTGCAAGAAACTGTTACGACCGATGCATCAGTACAAATAAATGTTCTTTGTGTTCGCTTTGGTAACAAGTACGGACAAGAATACGTCATTAGGTTAAGGAATATGGTGGAGCGCCATTTGAATGTTCCTTATAAATTTTGGTGCTTAACAGATGATCCAGCCCCAATAGAAGGTGTTACTAGTATCATACGTCCTAATCAAGGTTATAAAAAAGGTTGGTGGCACAAAGTACATATGTTTGAAAGTTCTATGCCTATTCCGGGTAGAATATTATATATGGATCTAGATGTAGTGATACATAATAATATAGATAAACTTGCAACTATGTGGACAGAAGACTTTGTTGGAATTAGAGATTTTAATAGGAAGTTTCATCCTGGATATAAGTACTTGAACAGTTCAGTAATGGCGTGGAATGCTGGTAGTCAAAATTATATTTTTGATAAGTTTAAACAAAATCCAGAATATGCTATGCGAATGCAAGGAGACCAAGACTGGACTTGGGCACAGGCTAAAAAACATATGAAGTTTTGGCCAGATAAGTGGATACAAAGTTACAAGTGGGAAATAAGATCACGCAGTGAGTTAGGAATGCAGCACGGTATAAGAAAATTTAAAACAATACGTGATGATATTGTTCCTGACAAAGAATGCTGTATTGCAGTTTTCCACGGTGAACCTAATCCTGCACAAGTGCAAGATAAATTTGTAGTGGATAATTGGCAATGAAACAAGACACATTTATAAAAGAATATAAAAAAGCATTTAGCAGTGAATACTGTAAAAAAGCAATAGAAGTCTTTGAAATGATGAAGGAACAAAGACAAACTATAGAACAGAATAATATCAAGAAAAATCAAGACGACAGAATTATGTATGACTGGGCACCTGGTAATGGTATACAGTATTATGATCATAAGTTTTGTCAACATTTTTTCCAAACAGTACACCAATTCTACGACAAGTATGTTGGCGAGTATGATATATTAGAAACAATTGAAGGTCATAGTCCAAAAGGAATGTGCATTCAAAGGACAGGTCCTAAACAAGGATATCACGTATGGCACGTTGAAGATGGTGGACAAGCAAGTTGCAATAGAGTAGTTGCTTACACATTATATCTTAATGATGTAGAAGAAGGTGGAGAAACAGAATATCTTTATCAAGGCGTGAAAGTAAAACCTGAAGAGGGCAAACTAGTATTTTGGCCTGCAGGTTATACACATCCACATAGGGGCAATCCTATCTACGAAGGTTACAAGTATATTATCACTGGCTGGTATACTTATGACTCGTAGATTTATATTTGATGTTGACGGAACATTAACACCTAGTAGATGTTCTATGGATCCAGACTTTCAACGATGGTTCCTTAACTTCCAAGAACACAATTTTGTTTATCTTGTTACTGGTAGTGACAAAGATAAAACATTAGAGCAAGTTGGACAGATGGTTTATAACTTTGCTGATAGAGTTTACAATTGTTCTGGCAGCGACGTTTACGAACAAGGAAAAAATGTGTATACAAGTGAATGGAAATTACCTGAACTTGCTATTAATTTTTTAACACAATGTATGAATGAAAGTATGTTTGAACTAAGAACAGGTTTACACTTCGAACATAGACCTGGTATGTGTAACTTTAGTGTTGTAGGTCGCAATGCAAACCAAGAACAACGTAAATTATATGTTAAGCACGATACAGGTTTTGATGAACGTAATACAATTGCAAAAGCATTTTGTACAATATTCCCAGATATAGATGCCAAAGTAGGCGGCGAAACAGGTATTGATATTTTTCCAAAAGGCAGTGATAAATCACAAATATTAAGAGATTTTGATCCCAATGACGAGTTACATTTCTTTGGCGATGCAATGCACCCTGAAGGAAATGATTATCCATTAAAGAAAGAAATCATTGACAAAGACTTAGGTCTCTGTTATAATGTTAAAAATTGGGAAGAGACGTGGAAAATATTACGAAAAGAATAGGCTTTGCCTGCAAATATATGCACCCTGATCAGACTCAGAAGAAGAAACTTCTTGAGGAGATTCAGCGTCCATTGAACACACGCAGTACAACTGTTGCGTGGCTTAATAGGCAAACTAAAGAAGTTGCTGAAGAACGATTGTGGGACATTATGGTTCACAACATACAATCGTATTTTAATCTTATCAATTATGTAGGAGGATTACCGAATGAACTTAGAATGGTTAGGTTGGGAAGTGACGTCCTACCTGTTTATACTGAGCCTACTTGGTCTTACTTCTGGCGCAAGCCTGATGTACGAAAATATTGCGAGACTAACTTCGCTCACGTCGGCGCAAAGGCTCGTGAACTTGATGTCAGGGTGTCTATGCATCCTGGTCAGTTTACTGTACTTGCGTCAGATAATCCTGATATCGTAGAAAGGAGCATAGAAGAATTTGAATATCACACCGATGTCTTCCGCTGGATGGGATACGGCAAGTCCTTCCAAGATGCGAAGTGCAATGTACACATATCCGGTAGGCAAGGTCCAGCCGGT